AGCACTTACTATATCTAGTGCTTGTTTAAGTTCAGTAGCAGATTGATTAGTTGCCACTGAAGTTTGAGCAGTCTTAAGTAAACCATCTTTAGTAGATTGTGTATCACGAACACTTGTAGTTGATACAATATCAAGAGCTTTTTTCAACTCTGATGCTGCTTGGTTATCAGTTAATGAACCTTGTTTACCTTTGAGTGTAGTGGCACCTACTATATCTAGTGCTTGTTTGACTTCAGTCAATGCTTGCTTATCTTTAAGTGAAGTAGCAGCAACTATGTCTAAAGCTTGTTTAAGTTCAGTCGCAGTTTGATTAACAAGTAATAATCTTTGTTTTATTGCTGTATTTTCTGATGTAGCTTGTGACGCACTTCTATTAGTAGTTGTATTAACAATATCAAGAGCTTTCTTTAGTTCTGTTGCTGCTTGATTATCAGTTAATGTACCTTGTTTAACACCTAATGCAACATCTGCTGTTAGTTTAACTACCTGTTTATCAGTTAATAATTTATCTGCATCAACTTTTAAGCCCTGTTTACCTACTAATACTACATCTGCATCAACTTTTAATTCTTGAGCATCAAGTAAAGCCCCTTGTTTAGTATTTAATGCTACATCACTATCAACTTTTAATTTCTGCGCATCAGTTAATAATTCATTAGCATCTACTAGTAATTTATCAGCATCAACTTTTGCACCTTGTTTACCACTTAAAACTATATCTGCATCTACTTTTAATTTTTGTGCATCTGTTAGTAATTCTTGAGCATCAACTAATAATTTATCTGCATCTATTTTTAAACCTTGTTTACCTATTAATACTACATCAGCATTTGTTTTTTCTTGATCAAGTGTATAACTAACTGAAGATTGTAAGGCACTTTGCATTGCTCCTAAATAAACAGTTGCAAAATCTCCACCAGTTATTCTACCTAAAGCGTACTGGTTTTCTAGCTGTGAATTGACTGCTTCCATTAGTTCATCAAATACGCCATCACCAGTAACTACACCGTCTACTGTAGCTACGTTACTTGTAAGATCTGCTATAGTTATCGCCATTTAGGTATCTCCTCTAGCTTTTTGTTGGTCTGCTAGTTTATCTAGCTCTGGTTGAGTTAGGTCAGGAAGAGTTTGTACATTATATTTTTTAGTGATATACGGTACTAGTTGCTTCTCACCGTTCGCTGCTTTAATAGTTTTAAACTTCTGCATCTCAGCATTCTGAATTTGCTTAACTAAGATATTAGGTACATGCCACCCTTCATCATTATTGAATGGTACAAACTTCTTAATAGCTTTACCTCTATTAATGATAGAGCTACTGACTGTAAAGATTAGGCCTGTATACGTAGATTGCAGTGGATCATTTGGAGATACTACAATACGTGATAGCTTCATAGCTTTCTGCTCTACTGTAAGCTCTGTCGGGCTGCTTACGGCTACAGGAGGAGTATTATCAGGCTTATTGTTATAAGTCCCTGCTACGACCTCTGAGAGCACTTGACGGTATTTGGCTTCACCTGTCTTATGGTGGAGTTTAACACCAGCTACTTCTAGTTCTGCTTTTACATCCTCAATATCCATATTGTCAATATCCATGTTGTGTCCTTATGTGTTTAGTTAGTTATCTATGAAAGAAGTTTTCATATGGTAGCCCTCTACAATACAAACTAGAGGGCTACACTATTACACTTCTACCTATGCGTCTTCTGTCCAAACAATACCAAGACGTTCAGGGCGTAGAGCCATGAAGCCATAGTAGTACTTGATAGAATAGAAGCCAGTCTCACCATAAGGGTCAGTACGATCTGCAATCTCTTTCCCAGGTTTCTTGTGGTTAATAGTGAACTTCACAGTCTTACCGTCAGTCTGGAAACCGATAGTAGTAAATGAACCATCACCAACAACAAGCATTGGGTAGATATCTACTCCAGCAGCACCAGCACCTACAGATGATTGCATCTCAGGAACGACTACTAGACGGAACTGATCTACTGAACCAATCTCACCGTTTAGGATGTTACCTGCATTAGCATATTTCTCTACTGAAACAAATGCTGGGTTACTATGCAAATCAGTCATAGCACGGATAGCAGGAATCATCTCAGAACCAATGTACATTACTCGCCCACCATTGATAGTTTTAGTATCAATCATACGTGAACCTGCAATTACTTTAGTCTGCTTAGGAGTCTTGTTATTATCTAATGCAATAGACAAGTTCATAAGATCAGTATAAGTAACTACACCAGTAACCTCATCCTTAGCTGTACCACCGATGTAGTAAACAGTACCATCTGCAGAAGCAGTAGTAATAAGGTCCGACTGAAGCTCTGCCTCAGTAAGCTCATTAGCACCTACTAAAGCTTCCTCAGTAATATGGGATAGAAGCTCTGCATCACTATCAAAGTCTAAAGACTCTTGAGTATACTCAGTGAAGAAACCACGTTTGTGGATATCACCCTCAATCTGTAGACGTGTGAAACCTACACGGTTAACTCGTCCACCATTCTCAGTAAGAGTAGGGATCTTAGTACCGATAACTCCAGTATCCTTACTAGAGCCATATAGGTTACCGTCTGCGATTACTGCACCTGCAGCACTCAAACCTTGGTCATTTACGTTACGGTCATCAAGCAATGGGATGTAGACATCTTGCTTAATCTTCTTGCCCATATGCTTAGGCATAGCACGTACATTAGCCAAAGGCATAAAGTACTGCTTATCACGTACAGCGATAAGTGCTTTCTTGTGGTAGTAATCAGTACGTGCCTGAGACCCGATAGTTGAAGCTGTCCCACCTAGTGGGTCATTGTAATTTGTAGCCATAATAATATATCCTTATAAATTAAAGTTAAATTAATCTAAGCGTACTGCTTCATAAACTCTTCATCTGACAACCCTAGGAAGTCTTCCTTAGGTTTAGAAGCAGCCTGCTTAGACTTGCTGGATGCAGCAGCTTTACGTTTCTTATTTAGCTCTGCTGTATCCGGTTTTGCTTTAGTCTCTGATACACTGGTAGCTGGTTGTTGTGTTTGTGTCCCCCCAACTAGTACACCGGTAGATGCTAAGTACTCTGCTGCTTGTCTATAAGCTTCCACATCAGCCACCCCATCAAGGTGGCCTAATGCTTTCTCTCTTTCAACAAGACTACTGACTTGTTCATATACACCATTCTGCATATGCTGGTCAATAATACCAATTATCGCAGGACTATCTGAAATAATAGTTTTACTCTTAGTGTCCCACTGTTGACTCATAACGTCTAGTGTTTTATTAAAAGTGCTACTATCCCTAATATCATTCAGGGCTTGGTCTAGCTCATACTCTTTATCTGATACACTATACTCGGTTGGGTTGTAATCAACATCCTTATCAGTATCAATATCTAAAGGATCTATACCACTATCTTTAATAAGCTTGGCTACAGCTGCAGGGTCTTTCTTAGATAGGTCAATGAGATTATTAAGTTTACCTTCATGAAGTAAACCGTTATTCTCTAGCATCTTCACAATCTTTAGCTGCGGCTTAATAGCCGACATCTTCTTATTGTAATTAGCACCCATCTGCATAAGCTTAACAACGTCCTCGACATTGTCTACCTGCATCTCTTTACCATTGGCTTTAAACGGTGCAAAGATCCTCTTATACGCTCCTTGGAAGTCTACCTCTTGTGTTTCCTGAGTATCCCCATTTGTGTCACTAGTTTCGGCTTCTGTATCAAGAGACTCTTCCTCATTAACTTTAGATTCAGTTTCATGCTCCGTCTGGGTATCCCCTTCTGGTTGGCTTACTTCGTCATCTTCACTTGATGGATCAAGTTGCTCTTGGGCTTCTACATCTTGAGGATTCTCATCCTCTACTTCCACATCAGCAGTATGCTCTGCCTCAGTATCTGTATTCTCTTCTAATACTGCTTCTGTATCTCCAGCAGTATCTATATCATCTGTTTCAAAGGTACTAGGGTCTTGTTTTAGGAACTCTTCATCTGTCATCCCTAAACTGCTATCATTTATAGTATTCATTAATCAAGTCCCTCTCTAAGTATCTCTTCTCTAGCTTGTTCACTTTCCTTAACTGACTGCTCCATTGCATCCCCATTACGTAGTATAGTATCTAAGAACTGAGCTAAACTACCTATACCGTACATCATTTTATCTATGTTTGCAAGCTGTGCTTCTTCCATAGGAGAACTTTTAGCCATAACTAGTCTGACTGCTTCGTCCTGAAAGTAAGCTTTATTGATTACTTTCTTAAAGTCTGGATTGCTCCTTAACTTATCTAGGCTGTCCCTCAAAGCTATAATTTCTTTAGCTTCTTCAATCCCTACTTCTATTTCTTGTATAGCTTGATCCTGTCTAGTCATGGTAAATCCTTATGTGGTTAGTTAAAAAGTTAGTTAAATTATAAACCTGGGTACTGTTGAGGTACCTCTGATTCTTTGTTAAGCATAGCATCAAATGTCTTAGAATCCAAGTCCTTCCTTCTATCGAACTCCTTCTGTTCCATAGCTTGTTGGTGACCTAGCTTCATTCTCTCTTCTTGGTTAACGTCATCTACACCGGATTCCTTACTTACAAAGTCCAAGTCTTGTAGGTCAGCTCCACTGTGCATTGCTCTTGCCTTAGCTTCCTCAGTGACAGTCTTAGCTTGTTTAAGTCCAACATCAACTTGATTCTCTTGTGCCTTAGCAGTCTCATTAGCTATCTGTGCTTGTAGTAACTGCATCTCTAGCTGTACCTTCTGCTGCTGCATAGGATCAGGCTGAGGTTGGAAGTTCTCAATCTTATGTGCGAGAGTAGGCATATTCCGTAACTTAGCTATATCAGCTAGAATCATTTGAGACATATCCTGAGGCATGCTGTTACCCATAGTCTGTAACATGAATGCTAACTGTTCTGCTCTCTGGTTATCTTCTTCTGGGGTAGATATAGATAACTTAATATCATAATCACCACCTAGATCATCTCTATTGATCTCTACCATCTCATCATTAGTAATGCGGATAATCTCTTGGTCATCTAAGAACTCAGCATTCATAGATATAATCTTTCTACCTACCTGAGTAATACCGTTAGCTAGTCTACGGAGTATACCAAGCTCTCTCTTAGAAGTGGCATCTAAGGCGCTCCTAATGCCCGTAGCAGTGTCTCCGAGAGCTGCCCCACTAATACCACTACTAAATGCTTTCACCCCTGTAAGACTCTCTGCTTCGTTATTCTGAAGACTGAGCATATTCATTGCACTATTAGGTATCTCAGGGTATGTACCCATATGGAAAGCCTGACGAGGATCTACATTACTATTGAAAGTGTAGTCTTCACCATTCTTAAACTTCCTAGCATTAACGGTATCTAAGGCATCCTTCCTAGAGCCTACCTGACCATTAGCTGATCTACCGATAATATCTATCATACCTCTAGTGACAGCACCTACGATCTTCTGATTGTCTTCAATCAATACACCATCAGGTTCACCATATACGCTATTACGCTTAGGTAAATACTGAACTAATACGAATGGTAGTTTCTTATCTGGGAATGGGTTCTCTTCCATCCTAATTAAAGTATCACCTATCCAAGTAGCTACTATAGGTTCTACAACACCTGTATCATTGATATCCCAGTATCCCCAGTACTCATAGGCTACTATCTTCTTACGGGGTTTATCTTTAAAAGTGAAGTTAGAGTCATCCTCTATAGAATGATCCTCCTGAGCTAACGCACTACCAGACTCTAGGTTTACATGATCTAAATTAATATACCTACCATCTTTCTCTAGTTCAGACATAGAGGTATCAAAGCTATATATAATAAACTCTGCTCTATCTAGATCCCCTTTACAGGTAGGGTCTATCACTACATTCCGATAGTCACATACATCAATAGTAGGTTGGTTCCTTACAATCTTGGTCTGCTCTTCCATATGAGAGCCTACCTGTACCGGTACGACAGGTACTCCTCCCTGCATAGTCATCTGGTGTGCTTGCTGCATCTCAGGTGGCACTTCAGTCTGGAACTGTTCAGGACTCTGTTGCATCATCCCATGTAGCTGTTGATGTATCTGCCCTGCATCTGGTGTTTGTTGAAACTCAAAGTCAGGTACTGGCACCTCTATAGTCTCATCCGCATACTCCCAACCTAACTTGATAACAACAGTACCTTCATCTACGCCAGTACGTACATACTCATCTATAAACTTAGTCTTATTTAGTTTAGAGCTAAATTGGTAATTAAGTACTTGCCCATTCTGTGAGGCATTAGCTTTATCCTCAAAGGTTCTAGGGTAAGTATTGAATAGTTCATCTGTATTAAGGAAAGGGTCACTTAAACTAGAGTATCTCCATTCGGCTTGTTTACGTATAAGTTTAGGTACAATCTTCGATCTACCCTTCTTAGCTTTGATTACCTGATTGCCATTAAGGGCATTCAGCCAAGTATCTACTTCTACTTCGTGTGCACTGTGGGAAGAAGTAGCCTCTGTTAAGTCTTGCTTTAGGTCTTCTAAAGTAGGGGGATTCTCCCAGTCTACTATCTGATCTGATTCTGGTGATATGATATCTGCTTTCTCTTCAATCATGCTTTATGTGCCTATAAGTATTTTAAATTTAGAATGGTCTATCTTAAATATTGATAAACCATTTAGCTCTTGTTTATACGACAATTGCCCTGGAAATATATCCGTTATGCCATCTAGAAATAAGGAGCAGTATGCTTCCCTATCTCTAACTATTTCTTTAAAAAAGTAATTCATTACTCCTACGAGATCTATACGAGCGTATGTATTAGGGGCACATATAATTGCTGCTATTAGGTATCCTGGTATATCTTTCCTATACTGGTAGAATAGCATAGCCTCCCCTTTCTGTATAACAGAAGCCGAAGCAAACAATATTTCATTCTTCGGTAAAGGCATCGAGGGTCTCCACAATAGCAGCTGCGAATACATTACCCATACCAGCACCTAAACTCAGAAAGGTACCCTTACGGTCTCCCATAGCTAAGTGCATCTCTATAGCTGCACTAGGTCCCATTGTATGTCCGATCTTCTTTTTATAGTTTACTGTTGGCATATTACCTAATAGCTCCTTAACAACCTCACATTCCACTTGATTATCATCTGAGTAAGTCGAATGTGTTTTAACAAAGTTAATTGAGGATACCATAGCTGGAGTTAAAATACTAGTAATAGCTTTTCTATATCCAATACCTGTAGGAGCAATACCTAAAGGATTACTGTGTGTCTCGGATACTATATTAATATCATGTACTTTAGCTAATGGTGTATTTTTAGTTTGTTTTAAGGATGTGGGGGATTCCACTACTGTGATATTAGCTCCCTGGCCTAACCTAAATTTATTAGCATCTACGCCATCTGATTCTAATAAACATAGCCCCTGCTCGCCAAAGAAATGCATATACTCCTCACTAGCCCCATTGTCGCTAGATACTACAATTACCCTATCTAACCTACTACTATCAATTAATAGTTTAGCATGATGCAAGGCAGAATGAGCAGAGATACAGGAAGTAGTATCTGTAGATACATAGTCAACACCACCTAACTTATTTGCTAGCTGCCCAGCATATATCTGAGTCATACCTAATGGTAACATACGATGTTTAGGGTACTTATTAGTTAATGGTATCGTAGTGCCATATCCTGTCCATACAGAGCCTCCTGTAGCCAGTATTAGCCCTGTCTTCCCCCTAGCTGCTACAATCCCCCTAAGAATATCTAAAGACCTTGTAGTAGCCCCCTGAGAGCCTGCTAGTAGATACTCTACAAATTCAGAAGGAAGTATTTTAATTCCCTGAGCTACCCGTATCCCCCCATCTGATACTTGATGTACACGTTGAGGGTAGGGAACATAATCTATTAATGTAGTTTCATTAGAGTATATAGAATTGAGGTGGGTAATATACATTTACAGTAAAGACCTTACATGGAAATCAACTTCTTCATCAGTGTAACTTTTTGTTTGGTATGCTTTGACAAAGGTAACAATAACATGCCCAGTGAGTACATCCCCTTGACCTAGTAATTCTTTACCTTCCTCATCCCCAATACCAAAAATAGCTGATAACCAAATAAACATCATCATAATACCTAAACTGTCTATATTAGTTAATA